TATAAAGTTTGTTTTAGTAGGGGCCAGAAACACATCAATACCTCGTGCTTCATAAAAGTTAGTGTCATCAGATTCTTCTTTAAACTGAATCATATCTAGATAAAAAGTTTGAGAAACAGTTGATTTTATAGCTAATGAGGCGTAGTATGCCTGGTCCGCATACGAGGTATCCGTTGGTGCCGTTAAAATTACGCTGTCTTTTTTCCAGGTAGTAGGATCTACAGTGGCTAACAACGTGTGGGTATCCGTTGATAAGACCGCTCCCGTAAAATTATGCCAAGTTACTTCCAAGATCAAATCACCCAAAGAAATGTCCCCAAGGTAATACAAAGAAACGTCATAGCTAAACCCAGGGTTAACTGGAATACCCTGAGTACTTGGCTTAAGGTCACCGTTTTTTATGTATACATCAGGAGAAGATGCGACAACTTTTGCAACATATTGCGTATCTATAGAATTTTGTTCATCCTGATAAGGCAGAATGTTATTGGCAACAGTCAAAGTACAGTTACCTACTGGCCTCCAAAATCCTAATCCCTTATAAAAAGTACTATCCTGGAGAGTTAACATAATATTAGGAGATTGTGTAATCGTAGGAGAAAAACTAGTTAAAGCTTCAATATAGGTACCCAAAGCAGTTTGTGTACCCTTCCTAGAGTACATATAGTTTGCTTCTCTAATTAACTTTTTCTGGTTTTTAAGAGACAAATCAACTTCTTTTGCGAGTCCAAGTTGTTGAGTTTTTAGTTCCACTAAACTAGGGTTAGTATATGAACCTGAATTATCTGGCAAAACCAGATCTGAATATGTTAAAAACTCATCTAAAGTAAAAGAAAACCCCTTAAGAAACCTGTATAGATCAGAGTTTGTATCAACTAAATCTATAGGGCTTTGGGTAACACTGGTAAAAACCTTAGGAAGATAGTTCATAAATTTAGAGTGGCTAGTTGTAAACGAAACTCTAGGCAGGTTTATGTCTTCACCGTCTATAGACTGGACGGGAACGTCATTACTTTCTTCACCGTGGTCCTTTGGTACAAGGGTGTACCCACTTCCAGCTACGTACCAAAGGTTGTCATCATTGCGTCTAACCCAAATTCTGTAATACGCAAATCTACCTGAAACTAAAGCACTAATAGACCCATTATCACTAAAAGCAGTCCGTTTAAATGCACTAGAAGATGTTTCAGAATTATATGCAGTAAAATCTTCCCAAAGTATTACGCCATCCTCAGATGTTTCTGGAAATGAGTCTTGGTTTCTGACTAATCGAACAGCGTTATAAAGTCCAGCAGAACCTTGCCAAGTCAAGTCAACTTGGGTGTAATCAACAGCTTCAATGTATAGGGGTTCAACAGAGTAGGCTTGGTTAGAAGCGACACCATAGTATCCGCCTTCATAGAGTATATTATTATACTTAGACAAAGTAAATTACTTCCTAAATTTTTTGGACAGCCATCCAGTTGAATGTAACGTTGCTACCAGGTGCAGAAGTAACCGCCGCTGTAAACCCAGTAGTAGATGGGCTAGTTACTCGTAAGTTAGCATCTACAGTGCCCGTTACCTGAAGAAAAATTTTAGGAGCACTGGTAAACTCTGTGCTAGTGAACGTCACTGCTTTAGTGGTAGCTCCTGAGCTCAGTGTTTCAGAACCAACATCAGTCAAAGTGTAGCTTGGTACTTGGGCTCCAACATCCTGCCAAGTTGACCCATCCCAGACCTTGATTACTTTATATGACATTTAATCTCCTATACGTACTGTAGCCAAACATCGCCGTTTGCTCCATCCCCAGAGGTTGGTGCACTGGTAGACGCAGTAATGCGGCGGAATCCAAAACCACTTGTAACAGACGACGATGATGTGGTCAGATAGCCTGTAGTGTTAAAGGGGGTTAAACTGCTTGATGAGTCTACCCATACAGACCCAGTAACTGCACCAGAGGGCTGTGTGCTTTGGTAATAAACTGTAGGTTTAGCATCAACGTACTCTTGTATATCAGTGGTTCCGGTAACAATAACTGAGGCTGGACTTAAAGTTATAGAGTTATTGCTATCACTAATGGTTTTATTAGAAAGAGTTTGAGTACCACTAATTGTAGCCACAGCAACGCTGTTAACAAAAAGAAGACCTGAACTATCAATTTTAGTTATTACTGATCCCGAAGAAGTCCTGGCTTGAAATAGATCAGCTGTTTGGCTACTCTGAGCTCTGACGGTCAAGTTTACTGTGCTAGTTCCTGAAGGGATTACTGTAGTACCGCCTAGCTTACTAACGTATCCCTCATGTACAGAATAGAGGCCATTTTCAATGTTTTGAATACGGGCTTTCAAAGATGACCACGCAGTGGTTGTACTATTAAAGCTACCAGATCCCCAAGTACCACTAGTTTTTGGAGAAACACCTAGCTCAGTTTGCACAGCTGTTAGTTCTTCATAGACAGTGTTAACATCTTCTGCCAATACTGGATCTTGAAGATTGACCCTAGGGACCCAGGTCTTAACGCTGGAGGGGTAGAACGCAACCATATAACTCCTAAATGTATAGGTTAATTCTGCCAAATAACATTGGTATTATCTGGCTCAAGTACCGAGAGCTAGTTACTCAAGGGCCGAAACCCTGCTTTCAAGAGAAGCAATTTCTCCCTCTAGCTCGGCTATTTTGTTTGACATAGCAACTAAAGTAGCCACTAAATCAAGACCGGAAATTCCATCCGTTCCAACTCCCGAAGTTAATTGCCCAGAAATACTCGGAGATTTGGTTATGACTATGGGGTTTCCTTGCGCTGCAAACTTACCAAAAAGCCCTGCCCATATTGGAAACGAGGGGTCTCCTCCTTCAAACATAACCCACACCCCTTGCCCAACAGATGGAGTAGGCAAACTAAACCCTGAGGTATTAATAGGCCAACACCACTCTGTAACAGCGTCAAGAAGTACCTGAGGAACAGTAACTTTAATCCTATTTTTATTTAAAGGATCTTTATTACTTTGTACAACCCCTCTGTAAATTCCGTAAAATTTACGGCTTCCCTGATCGTCTTTTATCACTATGAGACCCTAGTAAAATTGATTGTGTATGTTGTGGTTGTAAAAGCATCTGCTGCAGTTACAACAATTGTTGCTGTCGTAACCCCAACACCAGTGGATACAGTAGTAGATGATCCCCCATTTACAGTAACTGTTGAAGAGCTGTTGTTTTTAACAGGCACTACCACTACTGAAGTGGTTCCATTAGGCAAAGTTACATTGTAATTGTAGAATGGAATTTCTGGGTCATATACCGGCGTCATAGTTTGACCAGTAACCGTTAGATCTCCTAGAGTAGAGTCACTAGAAGATCTTGTAACATTTATGTTTTCTTCAGTAAATGAGAATATTTCCTGAGCTGATCCAGACAAAGTAGTCCTAGCTGTAGTTGAGCCAGTTCTGTACAAAGACACAACTTTAGCAGTTCTAACACCAAAGATAGTTTGAACTTCATACTCGACTTTTTCTGGGGTGATCACTTGTTGAAAAGTTTGGTTATTATATGAAAAAATACTCAACAAATGCGAAAGAATAGACTGCTTAATTTGATCAGAATCATAGCCAGTAAGTTCTACAAACTGAACGGTAAGAGTCACTGGAACATAGACCGGCGGAAGAATAGACAAGCTAACGCCTATTTGTAGCTTATCTTCCATAGAACTACTAACATTATTTTTTAAAGAATACCAAAGAGTTTCATTTAGAGTAGTGTTTGTTTCATTGTACCCAGGGTATGGGTCGTACTCTGTAGTATTGGAGATAGGAGCAATGTAAAGATTAACTGAGTTCCAAATATCTGAGCTAACGTTAGCCTTACCAACCTGAAACAATGATGCGGCATAGTTTTCATAATCTGCCTTAGTAACCAACCTGTTAAAAGTCCTAAGACTTAATGGAGCGTTAACCCTAATCGATGTATTTGATTCTGGGTTTGATCCACCAAGTGCACGAGAAGTGTTAGAAAGAGATACACTGTCCTCTAGAGTTGCCAACTCAGAAGAGTTTAAACCAGGCACATAGAAAAAGGTGTCAATAACATTAGTTGCTACGTTACCAATAGTTCCGCCGCCAACAGTATAAATGACTTTAATTGATGAATGTATAGGCGGAATAGCGCCAGAAATTCCATCACCAAAGTTAATGTACACATAGTCTAGTTCATCATACGATATATAAAAAACAGGATCGTATGGGTTTGCGTCCATAAGATGGTTAATTCTTGTCCATTTTTCATAAACATTTCCATTTTGAACGTATACGTCAACGCTGCTGGCTACAACCGTCTCATCGTTTAAAACAAACTTTTGACCAGGCTGGCCATTAGAGGAACCCACTAGTTCACCAGCAACATCCGTAGAAGAAGTGACAAAGTTAGACTCTCTAGAAGTAACGCTATACCCATGAGTTGCAGACACTGTCTCAGAATCCTCCGCAGGGACAGTTATCTCTGCTGTAGTAGTAAAATAGACATCCTGAACTGTGTCTTCAAAGTTAACTTCACCATAGACAATAGTTCCTACAGGTATAATTACATCTACCTCACTTGAGTTTACAAACTCAATAGTAGTTTCACTTGGAATATAGCCGGTTACTGTATAGCCGTAAGACTCTGCGATATTTAAAAGGTTTTGTCGTTGAGTAGCTGTAGCCAGGTATGCTTCATTAGCAATTCTGTCAATGTAGTAGTTAACAATGTCTCCCATGTATGCAAAAGCTTCTACCATGGCAACACCAAAATCGGTAGGGTCAGTCCCTTCCCAAGTAGGTATGTTTTTTTGTACCCGGGCAATAAGTGCCTCACGCAAAGCAAAATAGTCACGACTTGTGTAGTCAATTGACTCAGGTATGTTGGTTACGTTCTCATTAGCCATTAGAAAAACTCCTCTGTAAGTTGGCTATTTCCTGAAATAGTTGCAATTCCAATATTTAAGATCATTTGTTTACTAGGAGTAGATCTGCTAGTAGGAATTGTGTATAGTATCTCAGCAGTAATTATGTTTTGATACTCATCAAATGATATTAAAATGTTGTCTAAAGTTAGTGAAGGTAGATAAGAAGTAAACGCCCTAGATATTTCAGTTCGTATATCTTGCTCCATAACACTTCTAGTCCCCATTTGTTTTAAAGGGATAGTGGTGCCTAACTGTGGCCGCATAACCCTTTCCCCAAAAGTAGTACCTATAGCAGAACGAACCTTGTCTTGCCAAATTTTTTGTAGACTATTTGTTGAAGTAACTGTCCCATAGCTTGAGATTGTAAACGGCAAGGAAATAGTTGTTGAGGTTACTTTATCCAACATTAGTTGCCTTTCTTCCATCTAAGCGGGGTACGTTCATAGCCTTGGCTACCTTCTTTAAGAATAGGTGTTTTCATCTCTAGCCGCACCTTAGAAGGCTTAAAACTAGAATTCTTACCTTGCCTGTTAATAATGCTGTCTATATTAATCTGGCCATTCAAATTAGGTATTGAGGTTCTAAAAGAAGTTTCTTTATTAGTCCCGGTACCATCAGTTACAATAGTCATTTCCGCCATATAGTCGCCAATACGATGGAACATATGTGTTATCTCTTTAACAACCCAATGCCCATCGGTTATTTTACCTGTTCCTTGAATATAAACAGCCGAATAAGGCTTAATTCTAGGGTCACCTTGACATTTTACCTTAGCTGGCATATTTAAACGGGCCATTTCTGCTTGACCTTTAGCCATACTTTTAGCTGAGTTAGAGCTGTCAATAACTTGCCCAGACATCTGTTCCGAAAATAATACATCATTTGAATTTAGTCGGGTGTTTGTCCCAACTAGTTTAGGGGAAGCTTTAGAAATAAGCTGTTTTCCAGTGATTGGGTTAACACCACCGACAGACTTTTGTGTTCTTAAAAACTCAAGACCTTCAATATGTTCTCCATTTAACACCTGGAAGTGATCTAAAGTTCTATCATAAAATTCGCTGTTAAATGGAACCATAGGATTAGTCATTGAGAGTACTGGTACGTCATCCAATGAATAGTCCAAAAGTTTATCTATAGGCATAAACATTAAATCAGCTCCGTTAAAAGACATTGCATATCCAATTCTTTTAGCTTGCTCATGCAGCCATTCCCAGTAAGAATGACCAGCTATATTTAATTGAGAAAATCTACGGTCATGAGGAGACCCTATATAATTAAAACCAAATTCCTTGGCAATAATTTCAGCCACCTCTGGAATAGTTTTATTTTTAAAAGTTCTAGAACTTCTTTCTTTAAGAGGGTAAGATGCCCCAACACAGTTAATTTTCATTACTTGTTCTCGTTGAACGGCTTGAGATTTACTCACTGAGCTTACATACCCAAACCACATGTGACTAGTGCGGCCTTGTTTCCATTGAAAAGTAACTGGCACACCTGTTTTTATTGCCTCAAACCATCTACTGCTAGTAGTAGAGTACTCTGCAACTAGCACATCATGATGTGCTTGTTTTTGAGTTAGATCTATTCTACGAGGCTGGACTGACAAAGATGGAAGAGTAGGCATACTAAACTTAAAACTAGTACTTCTACGATACTTTCCGTATCTCTCATTAACCATTTGGAATCCTTAAAACTGATCCAACTGGAATATTAAATGGGTTTATAATTTCAGGATTATAGTCCATAATTTTCCACCAAAGATCAGGGCTTCCCAAAAATTCATTGGCAATAAAATCAATTCGATCATTATCAACCCAGGTGTAGTGATAGAAAAGACTATCGTCAGAAGGGAATACTCTATTAACACCTATGTAATACTTGCCATCTCTGGCATCGTGTGCTTTATAAATACGGCCGTCTGCGTAGCGACTTTCTGAAAATATCATTAGTTACCATCTCCAACAGAACTTGGGTAATCCGGTATACGAGTACAGGCTAGGCTAACTGTCGTAAACAAAGGAACCATACGATCATCAAAGATTACATGCTTAAGAGTAAAGGCGCTAATCTGAACAACATAACGCATACTCTTTCCTAAGTGAAGCTCAACCGGCCTAGGGAATACAAATCCCATATCCGCAGTATTGCCGTCCCATAGAGTATTTCTATTGGTCCAGTCGTCACTTTTCATACCAAAACCAAGTAGAGTTCTTAACAAAAACTCAACGTCATACATTGTTCCTTTGTTATAAATCTCTTGATACTCTTTTTCATCCCTAGGTTTAACTGGGTATTGTTCTGGACCCATTCCAGGCTTAAAACTACCATCAGCATTGTACAAAGGAATATCCGCCATGCGATTAATCAAAAGATCAAATGCAATAGTTC